CCAGGCAAAGCTCCAGTCTGGCTACGTTTCGCCCTCGACTGTCGTTTTGGGGCCAGAGCTTTTCGACTGGCTAAACTTCCCGCTGGCGCTGACTTTTTTATTTCATACAGTCCAACAGCCGGTTTCAGGGATGCCGACACTCGTTGAAGCTGCCGCGGTTGCCCATTATGTAAATAAAGGCTAATCCCTCGCATTAATCTTCGTCTTCATCCAGGTTGCGGTCTTCAGTGTATGTATCATAATCGCCATCAGTGTCGCCTCTGCGCGGAGGAGGCCCGCTAATATCGCCAGCCTCGTCCAACTTCCTTGTCACACCGGCCTTGGGCTTCATATACCCGGAAACACCCTCCTGGGGATCCTCGCCCCTTTCGCCGCCGCCAAAAATTTTATTCGACAGCCAGGCTTTTACGTCATAACCCATAGGTTAATCTCCTATATTTTAGTTTCGTCCAATTTGTGCTGCCCACACCAGTCGGTAGCAAATAATACCGGCCATCCGCACATCGTTGGTGCCCCTTTGCGACAACGACCGATTTCTGCCCCGGTGGTAGGATTTTCAGAAAGAGAGCTTTTTTTAACCCACCACATACAAGTGCTGCAACGCATACGCTCTGATCGATGTTGCCAGTTATCATCTTTATCATTTATATGCATTATGCGCTCCTTTATTTTTTAATCTTATTGCGTATATCCCGCAGGGCAGCTCTTTCGTCGTCCAGATCCCGCTTCAGTTTTTCATAGTCAAGCTGGACCTCGGGATCAGAATACGGTGGTTTCCCGTACTTTCTATAATATTCCCTAAGATCCTGTTCCAACCATTTAATCTGCTGCTGGGTGCTGACCTGCTGTTGGAATAACGAAACACCGGCAATTTCCAGTTGTTGGGCCTGGTGATCTAAAACGTGGCGCTCTTTCGTCGTAAATTGAGTATAAGCGCCCACCACCACGGATCCCAGGACAACCAGAGATCCTAAAATTGCCAGTATAGCCCCGTAACGCTTCATTTTAACTGAATGTCAGCGTCTGCGGATTAGCCACAACCAAACATTTGGTCGCAGAAACTGCAAACAATACCAGAATATCGTTTGCGGCCACAAAAGTCACCACATCGTTAGTCCCGTCCAACGTTACACCGGAAGAAGCCGTTAGTGTCGTCGCCTCAGTAGAGTTTGAGCATACAAAAACGTACGTCTTGCCGGGCGTCGGGGTAAATTCGGTAATCCCGACAGCAGCAAGAGTCCCATCCAGCTCAATATAATCGGTCGGAAAGTCCACATCGCCCAAAGCCACATTAGCAGCATATACCGTTGCTACCTTCTTCACACCTTCAGTTGCAAACAACCTCGCACCTTCTATTCCAGCCTCTACGAGCAGCGGTCCTGATAAATGAGTGTCACCCATAATGCCCTCCAATTAGAAAAAAAGTTATTAGAAAAAAGAAAAGCTCCGTAAAATAGAGCCGATACTATAGTTTTTCGCGAATCTTTTTTAGGATCTCGCCCCATTTAGCCCTGGGATCCAAATTTAAAATATCCGTGACGTGCTTCTTGTTGTTTCGGGCGATCAGAAACCACACAACTGTAGCTGCTACCACGCCCACCAAAAAAGAAATTAAAATATCCATAATCTATCCTCCCATCTCTTTAAAGTTTACATCCTTATAATTTGCGCTTTGAACAATCTTTAAATTCGAAATCCTAAACCTTGAATATACCGTCCAGCGCTGATAATTCCCCTCAAATGGTTCAAAAAACCTCATTTCCGGCATTTTTCGCCAGAAAACCGTCAATTTCCCGTTCAAACCGGAGATTATCTTCCGTATAGTGTTATCCCAGGCTACCAGCGCACCAATCTCAGACTGGAATAACTCGGCCTTAGACCCTTCCCTCTTAATCCCGGCACTCATAACAGTCAAGTACGACTCTTTGGTGGGACAATATGCAAAATTACCCACTTCCGGATAGAACTCAACCTTCTTTTCCTTAAAAATAGCCAGCAGATCATCCCTTTTTGGATCGATTATTATCGACCTTGACCACTGGCCCAGGGGCACAGAAGGCGGCTTAGGGTCAATTATCGTGGACTTGTCCATAGCTAACCTTTCTTTTTAATACAAGATACGTTCTACGAAGACCCGTGCAGATCACACCTCCATGGCCAAGGGTATATTTACGGCGAGTACAAGGATCTTCTTCAACCCGATAGCCAAGCATACCCCTTATCTTTTTTGCTCTTTCACCATTCATATTTTACCTCCCATCCAACCTTAACTTAATTATGCCGTGGGTTTACCGATGCTCTTACCCAGCAGATGAAGTTTTAACGAGGAATCTTGCCCCGGCATCGCTGCATCTTTCGATCAGCATAATCATAACCACCTCAATTTGTTTCGTCTCGTACAACAAGTGCCCATTTTTGTGGGGCTTTAACTTTATCTTGTTGCGCTTGATGCAATTTTACCAAACCGATACCCTTGATAATATATTTTCGATATATTGGCCGGTAAGTGCTGTGTGTATGTTATATACCGGATGATAATAATTTATATTCATCGCTTCAGTTATAGATAGTTCATCCTGTGTGACCTTAAACGTCGCAACCCTGTTAAATGTTTTGCTTTCTGAGTGCTTATTGATCCTACCGGCTATCGACAAACTCTGTCCAATATAGACAATCACCTTCCCATCTAAAAGAAAATATACTCTCGGCATAGAATCAAACGGGATCTGGGTGGAAGCTGTTTCTTCTATCAGAACCTCGGAATATATAAGTTCCTGTAAATGATCGTTTATCTCCAGTAACTCCGCATGCAAGCTCTCGGGGATTACAAGATCTTCGCCCGAATATGCAAGGACCTTCCGCTGGTTTAAATTTCCATAAGATAATAAAGCCTCGTAAACATCCCTGGCGGTCAACCCTAAATCTTTAGCGAGTGAAGATAATTTTATACCAGTTCTTTCAGCCACTTAATTTCCTTTTTAAAATTTGAAATAAATACAGCCGGTTAATCATTTTAGCCAACCTGAACATAACCCATAGGACGTTATGTCCTGTTGTTTTATATTTATTGGAATCTATGGGATTAGGAGATATAGCTTCGCTCCACCGTATTTTGGGGGTCGGCCTTTCCAGGCCGCGGGCTGGGGCGGTTCCGGTTCCAGGGCAAACCATGCCGGGACCGGGCGCGATCAGACCAGGCCCACGAAAAGAACAGGCCCGACCAGGGCAGGCACACCATGCAGCGGCGCGTCTTATAAGATGTATTATGTTAACTATCAATATTATTATCAAGGGGATATCTCCATATTTCCCAGTAAATCAGAGCAAACAAGAGGTCACCAGGTAGCTGATAACCCAGACCAGGGCGCCGATCACGGCCAGGCTAATCCGACCAGGCCACCCGTCACCCTCCCAGCTCGGCCAGTTCCATTTCTAACTGCTTGATTTCACTGTTAACGTCGTCAAGTTCACCCTGGAAGTCAGAATATTGGACGTAAACCCCAGGTTGACCACGTTCGATCCGTTCCTTATCGTACAGTTGACACATGGCAAGCACCCGGGAACCGCCAGGCATCCGTTTTATATCCTTGTCCGTCAAAGAATAGAGCATCTTCTGCTGCATCAAGGCCAGAATATCGGCCCTCTTATCCTTGAACACCGCCAGGCCCTTAAATTCAGCCTTAACAGCCTTTAACCGGGCGGAAACATTAGCCTTTGAACAACCGCACATATCACCAATTTCCTGGAGGTTCAGACCAGCGTCACGCAACTGGATCTAGCTTAACCGGACTTAAAACTATGGAGACGGGATATAATTGATTGATGGTAAAAAGATGGAAGGGTTTATAGTATGTTATGAAAGAAGATGTCAAGTGTTTATTTGTTACTCAGTTTCTTTTCCCCGTTTCGGTATAGTTTTATTCTATTATAACAGAGTGTTGCAGACTAAGACACAACAGCCCACAGGGAGGGCAAATATATAATGATTTCAGGATAAAAAAAAGATAAGATAAAGCTTGACAAGTAAGCTGTGATGTCCTATATTATAAACGGGTAGATAAACTAATAACCCACAACCCGGGAGGTATAAATGGAAATAATCCACAGATCAAGGGAAGGTTTTAAAACAAAGAAATATAATCTATTATTTACGAGGCACGACGGAGAAACCGACACGGCGGAGATAATGATACAAAAAGAGCACGGCTGGTATGTTAGCTATATTAAAATTGGCTTAATCAGTGTGCAGGCAATAGCTGGCATGGAAACCGCAAGGCCAGATTCTTTACAACCATAGAAAAGGCAGAAAGAAACCGTTGTGTTGATAATGAAACCGTCATCAATGTAAACAATCTAACCGAGAAAGGAGACCGGACACCATGAGAAAACCATTTGACTTAATCACGGAAAGCACCCCAGAGGAAAAGCACTTAAGGAAGGCAGCGGCTTTTAATAATTAAAAAGCCCGCAACCGCTGAAAGGGAAAAAGTGTGGCGTATAAACTGGGAGATCACAGAAGAATATCTTAAAAACGCCTGGATATTCAGCGGACTAAAGGCCACCAGGGACGACGCAGAAAACAACCGCCGGTATATAGTTGATATTTACGAAAACGAGAATATTCTTGATTACATTATAGAACCACAAAGCAAGCAGTAAGGAGGTAATAATAATGGAAACGGTGGGACTTATTGCAAGCGGATATGAATGGACGTGTCCAGAGTGTGACACCCTTAACAAAGAGATAGAGATTTATAACCAGGTCACTTGTCAAAACTGTGAACGCACCTTTGAAGTAAACCAGGAAGACGTCAACCACGCCTTCCATTGAATAAAAAGGAAATTAAAGCCTATGACCTATTCACACCTACACCCCGGCAATATAACCCGATTTGATGGCCAGGTGTGGCTTGTATGCCAGGCCAGCAAGAAAACGGTTGATCTTGTCAGGTTTGACAGCAGCAAGGCGCATGTAAAAATAAACAGCGAGCAGTCAAAGGGCCCGCCGGTTTACCTTGCAGACAACCCGACCGACTATGTAATCGGACTGTTAACAGAAACTTATTAAACATAAAGGAGACTAAAGGCCATGAAATTAATAGATAAGGCCATAAAAAAAATGGGCGGTAAAAAGCTAAACCGCTACGAAATAGAAGAAATTAAAAGGCTATGGGAACCACTAAGAAGGCAGATTAGGCGGGGGGTTTATGCACAGGTTAACACCGTTGCAGCTTCCGGCATGAGTAGGACAATATCTGTTTACATTCTTTATAAAAAAGAAATGATCAATCTAAACTATACGCCATTCTGGAAACTATATGGCGACAATAGAAAAAACGGAATTGTCAGAATTAGCGGGTGCGGCATGGATATGCTTTTTGAAGCATCTTATAGGCTGTTTTGTTCGTGCTTTGATAGTAGTAATTTTCATTATCAAGACCACCTTGGAAGATATAAAGATATATAATTTAACAATAGAAGGGAGGATAAAACAATGAGCAGATACGGCACGAATAACAACGTAATAGAGGCATTTTTTGACCAGGCCGCAGACGGCCCAACGGGAGCCGGGAACGTTTACTGGGAGGATAAAAAAACCCTTTACAGTTACGGGCGGCACTTTCCGCTTGCTTATAAACTCCGCAGCGGTTCATATTTATTTAATGGCGACAAGTACAGCAGCAGCACCGGCAGGCACCAAAGCGAAACCGCCGCATACCGCGATGAAGGGCGGGGAGATATAACCATTTCGTTTTCAGCCCTACAAGCTGCGGGCATAGAGTACGACTCAGAAAGTTTGCATATTGTAAGCACACAACCCGACCAGCAAGAAGATTTTTATTTCGATCCTAAATTTTACGGGAAGGCGGCACGAGAAGACGCCGAGAAGTTTATTAAATCAGCCCCCAAAGGCGCAACGGTCAGATTTCAAAGCTGGAAAGATAAAGAGGGAGAAAGACAACAGGCCCCGAGCTATTGGCACAGGCCCGCCGCCGCCGTTCTTATGTGGGACGCCTGGACGGAAACCAAATTATTGTTTGAAAACCATCAAGACCCCTGGAAGTCTACGGGAGAGAGGAAGGTAAAGCACCCAGTAAAATATTTTATACTCGGCATGGATGAAGGAAGTTATTTCATATCACAACTGCCAGGCCCAGCGGCCAGCGTTGGCAAAGCATACGACATCTTGAAACCCAAAGCGATCCGCCAGGCAGAGGCCAGAGGTGAAAAAATACAACGACAAGGGGAATGGTTTTTTTATCCGATCTTTGAAGGCAGCACGGCAAGGCAGATATATAAACAACTTGACCCCAAGTTTAACCTTACCGACGCCAGCAACCGGCCAGGGGCGGCGCACATTGCCACCAGGGGCGGGAGACTATCACAGGTGGCCTTTTTAACGGCGGAAAAAACGGCCAAACATTTTAAACACGCTTTAAGGCACTGTGACGGCAGTCAAATAATAGTTTCCGGCCAAATACGCCACAGCGAAGGCGACCACGCACAGTTGAAACTATCAACAATTGAAAATATTAAAATCTTTTCAGCTCACATCAACACAGCCCTTGCAAGTTGGTCATCAAGTGGCGGAGTTGATTAAAAGGAGATTAAAGGCCATGGAAAAAACACCCATAATCATAACAGTGGACGGCGGACTTGTTCAGAACGTGGACAGTCCGCAGGCCCTTGACGTCCTGGTGTTGGACTTTGACGGCGGATCAGACGAAGAACTTTGTTGCATAAAAGCAGACAACAACCCCGAAGACTGGCCCCAGGTAGTACAAAACGCCATAAAATCATTAGAAAAAGAGGGACTTGACCCCGGCGAATACAAAACCTTGAACTTAAGCAACGAAAAACCTTACAGCGTAACCGTAGCGTGGAGTCAAGAGGGCGCATTCACGCAAACCTATAGCTTTGAAACAAAGGCGGAACTAAGCGCCTTCTTGTATGGTTGTCATGAGGGCGACGGTTGGCTTGATTATAATATTATTGAGAAAGGAGACTAAAAACAACAGAACACACCCCAGACAAAAAAACGGCTCAGGGCTCAAACCCTGGGCCATTTTTTTTGTTTTAAACCTGGCCAGAACTGAACTATGGCCCCCGATAGGCACCAGGAACACACCGGGTAAAGCACCCGGATAATCCAGCCCCTTTTCAGCCAGGCAACCCGGCAAAGGTTCCGGCAAAAACCCCCACCAGAATTTTTCTAAAAATTTCCAAAAATTTTTCAGATCCGATTTTTAAACAGTCATGCAAGGGCTACTCGACAGTTATGCCAGGGCTACTTAATAATACCCAGAGAAATAAATATTTTACGGAACGCCTCCATAGCCCTTAAAACTTCCTGATCCTCAACTTTATTTTCTTTAATTTTATTAAACAAACTCTGCCATTTCTCTTTGGGTGGACGGTGATCGCCGACAGAAGATATAGCTTCAATAAAATCTTTCCACTTTTCGGGTACCCGATAAAACCAATCGGCATAAGTGCTGTCAAAATCATCATCCCTGTCAAAGATATAATGTTCATTCTTCAGGGTCTCGTTCAACTCTTGATAAGCCTCACGATTTCCACCACCGGTACGGGTGTGAATAACAATAACCTTGGCGAGCGGATCTCCATCGATATCTCTTTCACCTATATAGGCATCTCTAAACCGCGGAACATTTTTATGGTCCAACCCAATCATACCGACCAGCAGTGGCGCAAACTGGTTTACACCAAACATCATATTATACATGCTCATGGCGCCCTCCTTTCATTCATTACGGGCTATCGCAGCATTTGCCCAGAATACAACCTCCTCCAGACGACCAATTGCCAAAGACTGTTCCCTGGACTCCGGAGTAAACTCAAATAAAAACTCAGCGAAATTTAAGGCAGAGCGTCTGATTTCCTCGTATCTTTTAACCTGATTCTTTCCTGTCGGTTTGTGGTAAGTAAACCTGTTCTCTAATTCTCTAATCGTTAGCATGTACTTTCCTCCCTTTTCAGCGAATCGATCAGCTCAACCATGGCCACAGCTACAGCTGACACCTGGATCAATTCTTTTCGGGCGTGTTTGATTGCAGCTTCGGCCTTTGTAATATATTTATCGCAAAGGCTGGCACTGGTGCAACTATCGGCCTCCATCTCGTTAACCCTTGTCTCAACCAGAGCAGCAGAAACCTCGCCCACTTCTTCGGCTAAAACTAACATCATGTTGTAAACAGTGTCATTAAAAGGGTTGTTGCCGTACCTTAAGTGTTGGTTTTCTCTCTCTCCCCTTACTTCAAGTAAAACGTCGGTTATTCTGTTAAAGTCCCAATCCATTATCCCTCCAGACAGACCATGGCCCCACAACGGGTACAGTGATATAGATCTACGTTAGGAAAATGCTGCCTTGTCTTCTCGCGCAGCTTCTTCCGTTCACTTTCCACCTGACCTTTGGTTTTCGGATGCAGGTTCGGATATTTGTCGTCTGAACTGTTCGGTACCCGTTGCTCGACACCCATGTTGATGTTTTTCATAGACCGTGGAAGCATAACAGAAAGGTTCCCATCAACCTTTTCGGGTGGAATAAATCGATTTGGGGCCATATACACCTGGTCGTCCAGGACCTTTCCTTCCTTATACTGGCCGGGGCCTGTTATTTTACACATGCAATACAGTTTCATTTAGCGCTCCTTTGACTGGTAAAATAGTTTTTAACCAGCCGGTTCTAAATCTTGTTTGTCCTTAAATGGCAACTTCATCTGATCCAGATCTATAGTCTCTGTGATTCTGTCTTTTATCTTTTTGGCCGGATCAAAAGACATTTCCACTGTTATAACCTTGGTGTTGCCCTGTGACTCAATCTTGGCAGAAAGTGCAATCTTAAATACACCTTCGGTAGCCAGATAGGCCGCCTCAATCTCTTTTTCATAGTCAACCATGAGCTGGTTTACCATGCCTGATATTTTTTCGCGTTCAGAAAAACTAACCTCCATGATCTACCTCCCTTTATTCTTTTTCAGCAGCCAGCTTTTTCCTGGCCATGGTGATTGCACGTTTGGTTTTTGCATCAGCGGCCTCATATTCCTCGTCGGTCTTGTTGGCTAATTCCAGGGTTTTAACTTCTTTCTCAAAAGCCCTTTCAGACAACTGCTTGTCGGTCGGTTCCAGGTCTTCGTCCGGGCTACCCTTGCGGATTATCGCACCAGCTTTCTCGGCCAGCCACTCGTTAACCAGTTTTAATTTTTCTGCACGATAGAGGCCCTTGCCCCTTTTTACCTTAACTGTCTCCACTCCATCCTTTTCCAGTTTGTCAATAATCGGTTTCGGGTTTAAAATAGTCATTTTCATCTCCTTTACGGGTTTTGGTTGGCAACTACACTCCATTGTTGGCCGGATTACACCACAGTCTGGACATATATATCCCAACCCAACCGTAATCCCACCAACCCCTATGGTTGTAAATTCCCAGTCCATTAGGTTATGCCAATTTCATATTTGGCGTATTCCAGCATTAAGAAAGCGTCAGCCTCGTCGTCGTTCTGGGGGCTTTGCCCTTTAGCTTTAGCTGCTTCTATCATCGTTTCTTTGCCGGCAGCACCGTTGCCGGTTGAAAACTTCTTAAGCGTCGCTGTATGGACAGTCATACACTCAATCTCATACTTGGCGCAGAACTCCATCACTTTTGTTTGTAAACCCACACCAACCTGGGTAGCGGCGCCACCACGGTGGTGGGCCTGTTCATAAATCACCATCCCCAGTTGTTGCATCATAATGTCATACATCTTTTCCAGCCACCCACCAAAGCGCAAATAAAGCATACCTGGCGATTCTCCCCTGACAAGCGGAAAGTTCTCTGTTCCCAGAGTAATAACTTCATTCTGTAGAACAGACCATCCGGTCTGACGCCCAAGATCAAGTGCCATTATTGTTATTGATTTACTCATTGATCCCCCTTTTTTGTGGTTTTAATCGGTTCACTACAGCTTTCGGAACAATCGACTTCCCAGGCACCAGTATTGGCACCATGGCGATATGATATTCCGACGTTATCATAACGGTTCTGACTTTAGCAATCTCGTTACGGTTGACATATATATCCCTACGGTTTTCCCAAACCTCTAAAAATAGATCTGCTTTCCGCACATTAAATGTGAGCAATGTGTGGTTGACGCTATCTTTAAGGTTTTGAATCTCTTTCAGCTCCCTACCAAGCTGTACGTTTAAAAGATATACCCAAATCAACATGTATAATAATATGCCCAGCACGGCAATCATATTTATTGTCTGTTTTCTCATTTTATGCTCCTTGGTCCAATTAATGTAATAGTTCAGGGTTTAATTTTGCAACCTTTTCCCAGTCAATCGAGTCGTTGTTTGGTTTTGATTTTGTTATTTTTTTATTAACTGGAGACGGGCACCATTCTGGTATTCTTTCATATGGATCCACAGTAATGGCTCGCAGTATTGCATTAAAACCACACGACCCCCGGTAATGGGTTTCGATCCAGTCTTGACAATTACAACATTTTTTAATCGGATATGGCCACATCAATATTGCTCCTTGTGGTATTGTTCAAATCGGGTACACTTGGCCAGCCACGATAAATAAATAGTACAAACCGGCCCCTGGCGCTGTTTTGCAATGATTAATTCAGCTTTGCCCTTATTTGGATTATTTTCGTCGGTGTCATAAACTTCATCACGATAAATAAACATGACCACATCTGCATCCTGTTCTACGTTCCCGCTGTCTCTAAGATCAGACAACTGTGGCCGCTTATTGGAACGCTCCTCAACCTTCCTGGATAGTTGCGACAAGGCCACAACCGGTATTCGCAACTCTTTAGCTAAAGCTTTAAAATACCTGGTATAAATACCAATTTCATCATTTCTGCTTTTATGGGCGGCTCCGGTCACCAGTCCCAGGTGATCAATAATAATAAGATTAACCCCATGCTTTTTGTGAACGATCCTGGCCGTTTTACAGATGTCCCGGTAGCTCTGACCACCACGGTCATCGATACCGATATTAACTCCAGTAAGCTCACCAGCCCCCTCCGCTATTTGTTTCCAGTCATCATTACTCCAAAACCCAGACCTAAATACCGTTGTGGGCATCCTTGTCTGGGCCGCAAATAGCCGATCCATTAACTGGTCTTGTGGTTGTTCTAAAGAAAAAATAAAAGGTTTATATCCTGCATCAGACGCACCCTTGGAAAACTGTAGGGCCAGGGCGGTCTTTCCCATAGATGGACGACCGGCCAAAATTAACAAATCAGAGGTCTGCATCCCACATAAAACTCGATCTAAATCACCAAAACCAGTCGGCACCCCAGTTACCAAAGTCTTCTCTTTATGGATCTCCTCATAACGGTCTATCGTTTCCACTACCAGATCATTGGTAAAAACATATTCCGGATTCGAATATGTATTTATTCTTAAAACCCTTTTTTGAGCGTTTTCCACCACATCTTCAATATCCTTACTTGTATCAAAGGCTACGGCTTGTATCCTGGCAGACTCATAAACTAACTGTCTACGGACAGCCAGGTTGTTGATTTTTTGGGCATAATATATTGCATTAACAGCCAGTGGAGCTTCGGACATTCTAATTAAATATGGCATACCCCCAACCTTGTCTAAGTCTCCGTTTTCTTCCAGCTTATTCTTAACTGTTAAATAGTCTATCGGCTCCTCAAGCTTAAACAACTGGAGAATCGATTTAAAAATTAGGCCGTTAGCGGTTTTATAAAAATGGCGCGGACTTAAAATATCAGCTACTTCTCCCAGTATGGAACTGTCCACAAGTGTAGCAGATAATAAAGATTCTTCAATTTCGGTATCGTGTGGAAGTGCTTTTATATCGATAGTGTTCATTTTTACTCCAACATTTTAGGATTAAAGGCTGGTGGTTGTGGGCGTGCCATACTATCTTTATCTTTTTTATATTGGATGCTGGCCTGTTTTCGTTTCTCGCGGATTCCTCTCATAGATTTTTTAAAATATTCGAAACCGCGCCACTTGTTTTCGGTGGCCATTTCTAAAATATGAGTTAGCCCGGTATATCCATCCACTTTTATTTCATCAATAAATTCCGCCAGACTTAAAAAAGTTTTAATTGCGCTCTGCCTATTTTTATCATTCCATTTTTTACGACCATCTTTTTTACCGTTCATTCTTGCGATTTCGTATTCGATAAATTGGTTTAATGGAAAATTTTTAGGAAGTTTGATTTCCAAGTACTTCTTCTTTATGTTTCTTATAAATGGTACAACACCCACCGTGTCGGCTTCATAGTCGTCTTCGCTGTCGGCTTCATAACTTTCTGACCTCTGGTATTCATTATATTTTAAGATGGTTACCTTCAACCCCCTTGTCGTCTTCGCTGTCGTCACCATGTCGGCTTCTTTAAAAAACCTAAAAGCACGGTCAACGTGGTGTTTTTTATACCTTTCTGATCTATTTCCTACATCCCAGGCTAAATCGTCCAAGATTTCATTGTAACTGGTCAGCAGCTCCCCACGTTTCAACTTAAGACCCTTTCGGACACAATCTTTCCATACAGCATTACGAAGAAACCACAACCAAATTTCACGAAAATGTGGTGGTTTATTCATAATGTCAGAATTATCCAAAGCTCTGGCCAATAATATATATCCACCTTCTTTTGACATACTTTGGTCCTAAAATCTGCTACATCTCTTTATTTAGTTTACTTAGGCCCAACACATAGCCAATAGCTTGGTAGACTTTTTCTAAATCGTCTTCCTCAATTAAAACCCTGTTAGTTTTATTTCCAAAACCCGCTTTAATAATACACTCAACGCCGCCAGCGCCCCCATTGCAAAATATTAAATTAAAGCCAGGTGTTATACATGTCTCAATATCAATTTTAGGTGCCATGTTTTTCCCCCTTTTCCTTTCTTTCTTTATCCCAATAGGCTGTACGGCATTTTGGGCATAAGATTGGCTTTTCGGGTTGTCGCCTATACCATTCATGCCCACATCTTTTACATTTGTCTTTTTTCATAATATTAGTTTCCCTATATGTATTACATATAATTCAACCTGTCAAGTATTTTTTTATGGATGAAACCGTGGCACGCTCTGTGGCACGTTCTGTCCTTGATATTCCATCCGCAGCCAGGTTAAAAAAGACCTGTAGGTGCCAATAATTTCTCTCATGGCATGTAATGCTTCCCTACATGCCAGATATTCAGCCTCTGAAACATCTACATCAAACTTTAACATTGAAATTTTAACATGACCCAGGGTTTGGGATTTAAGGATACTTATGGCCATTCCTTTGTTTTTAAACAGTAACTGTTGTTTGGCAAATTCGATATTAAAAATTCTTGTCTTATCGGCCCTGGTTCTTCCCAAGGATTTATATTCGTCATTTTTGTCTTCAATTTTTTGAATTAAATCCTGAAGCTGTTGGATTATTTCATTAGGATCCAGATCATAATTTTCATCCATAATTTAACCCTCGTTATCTCTGTCGTTGTAGCCTACATCATATCCGCTATCATAGCCCTCACTTGCAGCTATCTCCATACACTTTTCACATGGTTCAATAACGATACCACCCCTTTTATCGGTACATTGGCCACAAAGGCCGTTACCACACGAACACCAAACCTCAAATTCTATTGACGGCATTATTCAACTTTCCACCCTAAGCCTTCTAAGCGGAACGATTGATGCAATCACACACCGACCACATTCTTTTTCAGTTCCCTCATAATATGTTTGCCACCATACACACTGTTTTTCACAGCAAGCATATGGGCCGTTAGGATTTGGGAGCGTAAGGGGACAGATTGTTTTTATTTGTTTATCACATGGTAAATTTTTAATATCCATCAATGCCTCCAAAGATATAACGTCAAACATTTAATTATTGCCATCTTCCTATCAAATCCCTTCCAGAATGTTTTGGCTCCATGGTGTTCTCTGTCGTGACATTCAGTGCAAAGAGGCAGGGCCAGGTTGTCATTATTTTTCGTGGCCATTCCAGGATCGTATCCAAAACCCTGATGTGCCGGTACTATATCTAAATATTCAGATTTGACCCGATTACAACGAGTACATGGAAGCGTGGTAAGAAATTCCAGATATCGTGGTAATCGGATAGGTTTTGGCTTTGGATATCCTACCACAACACTCTGATCTTACGCTTAGTCAGATGGTCACTGGTCCATTCTCTAACCAGTTCTCTCTTATGATTACGAAAGGGCTTGTGTGTGCGACTCAAACGGATGATCTTACAATAAATCCGCATCAGTATCATGGTTTGAATTGATTTATCTTTGGCTTGTTCTATGGTACGCAACCTTAGATAATGTCGTACCGTTAAACCCAAAGCCCTGGCAACGTGACTGTGTGACCCAAGATCTTCTCGTAGAATTTCAACCATTTCTTCAAAACTGTGAATTGGCATGTAACACTCCTTTATTGTCATGGAAATTAATGGGATAAATAACTTTTAGAATCATTATGAGTCATTGTAGCACACCTGTCAAGCAGCAGGTTGATACAAAAATCAGCAAAAATCGATGAAAATAATTGATTTGACATTAAATATTTGGGCAGATCATACATCAGTGCCTATAACCTACCATAATCAAGCTTGACAAATAGGTTGTGGTGTCATAGATTGTTGGCAACTCAAAATTAATACAAAAGAGGCAATCTATGAGGAAAAGATATCGGACAGAATTAAGAGATGCATTAACCCAGTACGAAAAAGATGTTGATTTTTTTATTCCATATGCTGAAATAGAAGCAATGAAAAGGGTTGAAGCTCTTGGAGTGCCTGGAGAACTAAGGGCTGGAGCAGGTGGAGGAACCTATCTACATTCTTTTAAGACAGAATTTTTCCACCAAGCAATGAACCGAATGACAAAAGAGGCTGGGCTAAGAAATATTTAAAGGAGAAAGAAAATTATGAGTGGATTTGGATTGGCTCACATAAAAGGCGAGGGCGCACCGATTCATCCGGATGATACAGATTGCAACTGGTCGGACCATAAAGCGTATATGCGCCAGGCAAAAGCTTACTACGATCACTATGGTTTAACCGACGAATGGAAAGAGTTTAAAAAAGATAATGAGTGAAAATATTACAACGGGAGAAACCATGGAAACCAGGCAACCACTATTTAATTTAAGCAAAACAGCCAAGGACCTGATTTTGTCCAACAACCATGTGGACTGGTCGGCTTCTAATATTTCGTTTCCACAAAAACAAAAACCTTTGGATGTTAAAAAACAGGATCCAACATCCAACTGGTTTGTGGACTCTTTTATGGATGTATTGATAAAGCATTTGACATAAAAAATAAATTACCACCAAACCTTGTAAAGTAAACGGGAGGCTACCGTTTGGCTGCGGGAATTAAGCCACTACAGGGCGTGGGTATGAACAGTGTTAATCTTAAACCTGACAAGAAGCTGTAAATTTAGTTTCCGTAGCCAAATAAAAAAGGTTTTAAAATGATACCAATTTTACTTTTAGGAATTTTAATCGGCAGCATGCTAACTGCTATATCTCTTTTCTTGTGGGGAGAAATTAATAATAAGATTGATGAAATATCAGAGGTGAACGGGCAAGCAAAAAATTCCTGGTCTTTGACCCGCATCAAAGAATAATCCCGGATAGATTAACAGGATGAAGGCACCTTCTTTTTCTTTAAGGGAAATCGATAAATGACACCAAAAGCAAACAACCCAACAGAAACCAATGAATTTACATTAACCTTTACCGGAGAACAACTGCGCACATTGTCTGACATGACCAATTTAATTATAGAAGATAGGCTTATTTGGTGGAACTGCTTGGAAGCAGACCAACAGAAAGACTTGGTTGAAGCTAGAAACCTGATGCAAAAACAACTGGATTTTCCAGATTTAAAATTTTAAACAGAAATATGCGGCTTTCTGTGCGCCCATTTCTTTATTATACACTTGGAGGCAAAATGGATACAATGGAATTAATACAAGAAGCATATACAAAAGTCGCCGACGGCATGAAGCGTATTGACCTTAAAAACGACAAGGGGGTTTCGGTCAAAGCATATTGGGCTGGTACGATCGTTCGTATAGACATTAAAGAAGATCGCGTATAATCAGTCATTAAAAAAGGAAAAGTAAAATGCACCGGATAACTAAAACAGAAAAACCAAGCTATACACAGATAGAATATATGGAAGACAACTTATGCGAAAAGTTTAAAATGGATGTTTCTATCCAGGCCATTTCGTTTAAATTTTTTCCTGACAGAAGGATAGCCAAGTTCTGGCTTAACGTTAAGTACGTCTTTTCCGGCTATCTTGACACATGGGACGAATTATTGGCAAAATATAAGGAACTGATGGAAAAAAGTGAACGACCATGAAAAACAAATTACCATCAAACCTTGAAAAATTACGAGTAGATCATCCTTTTTACGAAAAACAAATCCCCGGAAATATCGAAGGGTGCTTTAGGATACCGTATAGATATCATAAGTTATTGGTAATTTGTGGCTGTGGTGAGGGCTGGGATCACGTTTCAGTATCATTAAAACACCGTTGCCCCAAATGGGAAGAAATGTGTTTTATTAAAAACCTGTTTTTTAAAAGTGACGAGCTGGCCATCCAATTTCACCCACCCGAAAAAGATTATATTAATGTCGGAAAAACGGTTTTACACTTATGGCGACCATGGGACCAGGAAGTTCAGCTTCCACCAAAATGGATGTTGGCATAAATAAATAAACTATAAGGAGAATATTATGAGCTTAACACATTTTATCTGTCCGGATTCCAAAAGAATATCAATAGGCCAATGCCTGACACCCAAAGGATGTCGTATGAATGAACGCTGCTGTCCCTTACCCTTTCTAAGAAAGATTGGTTATGATCGAAAGTACACCGGTGTAACCCCCTCAGCTGCCGGTAATGGCCCAAGGTTGATCTGGGGAAAGGCTGTATTTGATTATGCAGCTGATCCGGATGGTCGCGTATTTGCAGTCCTGGGCTCTACGGTTCACAGCCGCTTGGCAGACAGAGGTATTACCCATAATGTGCTTAGCGAGGAACCGTTGTCCGACAAAGATTCTAAGGGGATTGCAGACCTGTTAGAAGACGACGAGTGGATCCCAAACCAATATATTCTTACCGACCACAAAACATCCGGGTCTTATGCTGTAGCTAAGTGGATGGGTATCCAGATTGAAAAAAACGATGTGGCGGTTTTGGATAAAGATGGTAAACAGGTCTATCTAAAATCCGGGCCAAACAAAGGGCAGGCCAAAACCAAAAAAGAATCTAAAATCATCTATGTGGATCCAAAAAAAGACCTTTTTGGGGTATCCTTACAGGTTAACCGTTATCGTATTTTTTATGAAACTTATGGCTTTAAAATCAGTCGAATGAGGATATTTGCCATACCGAGAGATGGTGGGACCTTTATTGCCAAAAATCGCGGCATTACCAGCAATAAGTACCTGATCGAGTTGCCTAAGATACAGGACACTGAAGTCTTGGGGTTCTATGCCAAACTCCAGGCTGAGGTTAACCAGGCTTTTGATGACGAATATGCCAGGGTGTGTTTGCCGTGGGAGTGTTGGGATGGTAATCGTTGTGCAAATTATTGCGAGATCAAAGAAGACTGCAAACAGCTTTGCTGGGAGTTTAATGAAAAATGGCCGGGACAAGGGAAGGAAAGATAATTAAAATCGCCACGATGCTCTTTGGTAGCTTTGTTAAAGAAGTCCTTATCTTAAAAGATGATAAGGGGCATCCGGTCATGCGGTTGATTTATAAACATGGCCATGAGGTGCATATTTTACAAACCTTCCCGCTGGATCGAATTATGGCTAACAAGTGGCCAGAACAAATCTATTTTGTTAATATAATAGCCCCAGAGGCAGGAATGGGAGTTCAATCAAAATTTTTAACGGCCAAGATGGTAAAAATGGCCATACTTAAAACCAAAAAACTTGATATGTTGAAAGGAGTAAAATTATGGGCTTAACAGCAAAAGACCCGGGTGGGTCAGATAATTTCGAACCGGTACCGGCAGGAGCCTGGCAAGCGGTGTGTATAGCGGTTGTGGACATAGGTACCCAAATAAACCCACTGTTCAATAAGGAAATTTATAAAGTTCTTATTATGTGGGAGTTTCCAGAACATCGAATCGATATATCCAAAGAAGGAGAGCCGGAAAACGATATGCCAATGGTGATATCCAAATTGTACCGGTTATCCCTACACCAAAAAGCCAACCTTAGACAAGATCTTGAAGCGTGGCGGCAGAAACCTTTTTCCGAAGAAGAATTACAGGGGTTTGATCTTTCTAAGCTGCTGGGCGTTAATGCCAACATCCAGGTTGTGCATGTAACGAAAAAAACCAGCTCTGGAGACAAAACCTATGCTAACATAAATGCGATTATGGGCCTGATGAAAAACCAGACAAAACTGGAACCGGATCACGATATAGTCATATATGAAATCGATAGTGGGGATATGGTCCCGGACAGTATTCCAGACTGGATTGCCAACTTGGTCCGGACATCTCCAGAGTATCAAAAGCTACATCCGGACCAGGGCCAGTATCAAGGGTCGCAACAGTCATCCGATATACCACCCGGCGCGGAAACTGGAGATCCTGGGTATGACGACGACACTATACCTTTTTGATAGGATGTTAATATGATTGCAAAAGTATGTAGAAGGTGCGGTAAAACAAAAACCGCCAAGGAATTTTATCGACACAAAGAAATGGCCGACGGATATTTGAATTTCTGTAAAACTTGCACCCGTAAAAGAGTGGCAAAACACAGAAATAAGAATATTGATCAAATCCGTGAATATGATCGGAACCGCGCCAAAAAACCACACCGGAGGCAACACATCACGGAGAACACCCGCGTTTGGCGTGCTAAAAACCCCAAAGGATACAGGGCACAAAATAAACTAAACAATGCCATCCGTGATGGTAAGATCCAGCGCCAACCTTGTCGAATATGTGGAAAGGTAGCACACGGCCACCATCCAGACTATGACAAACCCTTAGATGTAGATTGGTTGTGTGCAAAACATCACAAACAGTACGCTTAAAGGAGCGCAAAAGGAGACTGGGCTAATGGGTGAAGCTAAAAAAAGGGGGACCTTTGAAGAACGTAAGGCAGCAGCCATGAAACGAGATGCTAAAATATTCTTTGATCGGAAGGTTGCAGAAATAAAAAATCATCAGACAATGACCCCCTATGAAAAAGAAAGGGCAACGGCGCAGGCAAAACTGCTTGCAACACTGATGGGCATAGCGAGCCCAGAAACGCTGGAAGATTTAAAAGGGGGGTTATGTCTGTTGGCCTAAACAATTACGATTTTAACGAAAAAGAAAAATGGCGTGTTTGGACCTGGAACAGAATTAGGGAAAAGACACATAAACCAATAAAGGATTCGCTGGGCTTATATTTTGCTGCGGCCCAAGATTTAGACCGACCGGTTGCAATAAAAAAGGGGTTTTCGGATCACAATTTATTGGCAGTTGAAAGGGACCTTAAATCTGTAAAAATATTACGCAAAAATGGCGTTAATGTCATACACAGCGACCTAACATCTGTCATTAATGACTGGAAGGGCAGAAATGAAATAGACTTTATAAATGCCGATTTTACCTGTGGAATAACCGATGATATTATAGCTTTTTTATATATGGCTTATCTTTGCCACAGCGTTTCCAGCGGATGTATTGTTGCTATTAATTTGCTTAGAGGCAGGGATATAGGGCTGAGAGAAATAGCCGAAACCGTCGGTCGCAAAGACACTTTAGGATCATACGTTCTTAAGAAATCTCTTTCCAAAAAAAAACAGAGAGGCAAGCATCGGGGCCAAAGAATTTTTATCTGTGGGCTTCTTTGGGTTTATATAAACCTTGCAGACTCCGCACGGGTTTTTGGGAAAAACAAGGGATCGAAATATTCTAAAGGGGAAAATAGAGCCTCTATCGACCATCTTATCAGATTTATTAAAAAAGCTGGGCCATCTTTTTATTCTTATAAAAGCAGCAACGGGCGAAATGTTATGGATGCCTGTGTTTTTGAAGTAAACAAAAACTTTTTCCAAAAAGTAAATAATCATTCTGATAGCAAAACATTCATACCCCGTGTTTTCAAAAAATTGGACATAAATATAAACCCGAAAAGCGCACGGATGAAAGTGGCCGCTGCGAAAGCTGTTAGGACTATGAGAAAAGGAGCAACCTAAACGGGTAAACGCTTTTTGTAAATTTGAACCAATTTGCGTTTTCCCAAAACAAGTTTGGATAGATATCAGGCACACAGGAGCGTTGTAAACTTATGAAACAATTTTTAAAAAGAAACTGGGCTGTCCTTGGCAGGTCTATTGTTTTTGTGGCTATATGCTGGCTTGTAGTTGGCGGCAGTTTTAATATCATAGCTATTTGTTTATTTTTTATCTTTATTGGAACAGAACTGGATGCGATTGTTCAAAGGCATCATACCGAAAGGCTGGACTTGCTGGAAGAAAAAAGTAAACTGTTGTCAGATACGCTGCACTTGATCCGCCGAAGGCTCAAGCAATGAAACAAAACGAAGACGAAAAGTTTATTCATATTAATGACAACTGGGCTTTCCAGGGAGACCAGCTGGCAATCACCCTGTTTGAAAAGAAGGTTAACAAAAAGGGCAAACTGGGTTTTTATGCCAGAGGCCATTTTAATAATTTACAACAGGTGTATAGTCGATTAATTGACATGGAGATTAATTCGGCAAGAACCCTTGAGCTTATGGTAGACCAAATTGCCAGCCTCAAACAGGACATATTTACCTCGTTAGACTCTCTCAGAGCGAAATCTGACGACGATCAGGTCGCAAGGGACCTGTTGGATAGGCCGGGGATTATACCCCCGAAAAAGGACGGCACATAACTGCCGCGTCTTGGGTTCGACACCCATTTGATGGTCGCACCATCATAGCCACCAGGTAAGAGGGTTCGGCGCGGCAACACAAAAAGGACGGCACATAATGATACCAGTTTTATTGCTTGGGATATTAATTGGCAGCATGGCAACCCTTATTGTTCTTTTCCTGTGGGGAGAAATCAACAATAAATACGATGAAATTAAAGGTGATCGGGCAAGCAAAACCTCCTGGTCTTTGACCCGCATCAAAGAATAATCCCGGATAGATTAACAGGATGAAGGCACCTTAATAAACAAAAAACGAAATTTAAAAAGGATAATGGTAATGGACCTGATAGCGAAAATGGAAGACCTGCTGAAACAGACGGAAACTGAAAAAAGCCATTATTATGTTGCCAGCACTTTAAGGGAAGCGATCCGTGAGATTCTAACCCTTCGGGCGGAGTTAATCCGCATACTACTAAAAAAAGTTTGAGGAATCAAAATGAATAGAGATCTCAACAGTGATTAATCTTCAAAAACTTATCGAAGAAACAGAGAAAGATCCAGAACCAGGTCCTGACATTGCCATATGTCAAGAGTGTGATTGGCGTGGTAGTCTATCCGAATGTGGAACCGAACAAGACGGTGATTGGGAAACAGGATATTATCTAATACATACTTGCCCAAAGTGTGATGATTGCGGCATGATTGAATATGATATGTCCGAAAAAAGAGCCTTAGAGTGGAACGCATGGAAGGAAAGAAGAAAAGGAGACAAGAAATGAATAAACGGGCTAAGTGTAAAGGGTGTGGGCGACCTATTGTTTGGGTTAAAACATCCAAAGGGAAAAATATGCCGGTAGATCCGGAAGAAGTAACGATCATCACCATGGGTGGAGTGACATTTAAGGGTCGGGTCGTTCACTGGTCAACCTGTCCCGAGTCTGATCGGTTCAAAAAAGGAACCGAGCCAACCCAGGGCCTTGGTCCCATGCAATGGCGATGCCCTAAATGTGGAAACTATAATTTAAAGGGCCACCTGTGCAATTGTGGCACCAGCGAAGACGGCACCGGCGCGGCTGAACGCGACCGTTGAAATTTTAACAAGGAGAAAAAAATGAAAATCACAGCAAAAACCCAAGATGGCTTTTTGATAAAGGCAACCCTGCATGAGGTCAAAAATATTTTAACTTCGGTAAACGGGAAAACTCCAAGCACGATAGAAATAGGTCAGAAAATTCCAGCAATCGATTACGCAACAACGATAACAAAAATAAAGGAATTACAAAATACCTACGAGTTTAAGAACCTTTACTCTTTTGTTGACAAATTTTTCAAAGCTGCAAAGGATTTAGAGACGGCGGTTTTAGAAGCTAACAATATTGAAGCATAGTAAATTACTGTACGCCAAAACCAAAAAGTTGCACGCAACGAAAGGAATAATGCTAATGCCAAAACATGAAGCAACGCTTATGGGTCGTCCGTATTACATCCCAGACTATATGGGTGACGGCATCGACCTCTATGTCAACGAAGGAATTAAGCCTGGTGGGTTTCTCCAGGCTGTTATCTGCAATGATCTTAAAGAGGCTTTTGCCAAAGCCGACGATGTAAACTTCCATAACATCGCAGCCTATGCAGATTATTTTTATAACCACACCCCGGCAATATGCTGGGGGTCCAGGGAAAAAATGGAAGCCTGGGTTAAAACGCACAGCGAAAGGAGAAAAAAAGATGTTGAACAATCTACTTAACACACTGTCCTTTGGATCCGTGGTTCAACAAAACGGAAAATCGTACCTTGTCATTATGCGACTGACCGACCGGTTGTTTGTAGCCAAGGAACAAAACGCAGTACTCCCGGCTCCACTCATGTTGGTACAGGTGGATATTCAAATGAATCAGCCACAACCGGGTAGTGAGCAAGGCCAAGCAGTACCAGTACCAGGGCCAGCTCCAGCTTCAGTTCCAGCTCCAAAGCCAGCTCCAGCTTCAGTTCCAGCTCCAAAGCCAGCTCCGGAATCAGTACAGGCCGAAACAAAGGACAAAAACGAGGAAATAAAAAAAGAATAAACGAAAGATAACGGGTGGGTGGACGGACTTTTCCATCTATCCGCCCGTTATATTTTTAAGAGGCAAAGTAAAATGGGACATAAAGACAAAATAAAAGTTTTGGAAATGATAGCAGCAGACATGAAGAATGATGCAGAGAAGTTTGACGGTCAACCCTTCAATGGAAAGACCGTTGCTGAATATTTTGGAAATCAAGGAGCAGCCATAGCAGCGTTGGCTAATGTTGTGAAATCAATTATAAAACAAGACTAAAGGATAAAACAAAATGAGCATTAAAGACTCACCTGACAACGAACCGGTTGAAAAGATTTGCCCAATGACATTACCAAACCCAGAGGGTCCTTATCCGTGTTGTGAAGACCAGTGTGCATGGTGGCAAACATATTATAAGGGAGATGAAAAAGAGTATAGCGAATGTTGTATCGTATCGATTACCAGTTTGCGAGACATGGTATAACCAGTTGTCATGATTTTTTTTTCTTTCCGCTGACATAGGTACCCCAACCATATGTGCCAAAGAAATACGCCATGACAGAAACCGTGCCACCCACCATTAACCAACTAAGTGTAATCTGAAGCATCATGTCAAACATAGGCTTGCCTTGCTCAGGAAACAGCACAGCTAAGGGAACACAGATAACGTTTATCAACACTAAATGCAGCTGAACCTTTATCCACAATACAGCAAGCTCCCTTCTTGCCTTGCTTTTTTCTGTATTCTCTCCAAGGGTAGCCTTTACAAATTCTGTAACACCTTGTCCCATCTTAATATTATGTTCTAACTTTTCAGATTCAGAAAGATGAAGACCGTTGAAAAACCCTCCGACCTTTACAAGCAGCCCATCATTCTTATCGAATATATCCGTTGTAATTTGTGGGGCACCCAATGCAAAATTTTTTATCGCTGTAAGCCAACTCATATTTCCTCTCCTTTTTTATTAAATATATGGATTAAAAAACCCTTTTATATAGGGCCGGGTTTTAAATGGCCTTATTTTAATAAAAGCGTTATCCCTGATAGCATCCTGCCTTGTTTTTGTTCTGCTTCCACCACCAGACGCACCGATTGAAAGTTCACTGTTTAGAATAATCTCGACATGAACGATATCGTTTTTGGTTTTGTTTTCCCAGAACACAACATCTCCAGCTTTCGGAATGGTTACTTCATTACCTATCCACCGGGCATAAAGCCCTCTTGCCGGCCAATCACCCCTCCTTGGCAAAACCCCGATAGATTTTCCACATTCGACGAGCAGGCCGCTGCAATCAAAACTGTCAGGATCGTCGCCACCCCAGGAATAAAAAGTACCATGATAGCTCATAGCCACTTGAATCATAACGCTTCGTTTTTCATCTTCTGTCATCATTGGTCTATCCTTGTTTGTATGCTTCTTTAAATTGAGAAGTCTCAATAAGCTTTCCGTGTTCCCTCAACACTATTGTCATGAGTAACATTAAGGGTTTCACACACTCATTATATTCTTTTTCGGTTAATGGTTTTCCCCTAAGACTTCCTGGAGTTAAATCAAAAGTTCTTGAATGAGTTTTTCCCTTTATCGTTACCGATAAGGTAGTATAAAAATCTGGTCTTTTTGTCGCTGACATGATGCACCTCCATTATTATTATGAATAATTAATACGTCCTCCTTAACCGTTCACGTCTGGATGGCCTAAAGGCACGCCTCAGATTATTCTTGATAGACTTGTGCGTGATAACCGGGAAGGGTTTTCCGGATCGCTGAACTAAGACGTTATAAACTCGAATTTCCTCTAAAATATCCATATAACGAGACTTTGATCGCTTCTCTTTGGGTCGATTGTAAAAGGCTTTAATCCTGGCATAAATGTCATGCCGTAAATCAGCCATGTTTTGTTCGACCTTGCGTTCTTTCCACTGGCGTTCACGAATCTTAGCTATCCTGGCAGGATTAAAAGTAAGACCTCTTATTATGGTCTCCATCCCATCCAATTTAACCACCTCACGTCCATAAAACAGTGGCGCATTGGAGCTTGTTGTCACACCCTGAGTAGATTCACGGTAAGCTTTGATCCCAGACCCGATAAAATTGGGTGATATGCGCTCAATTCCCTTTGCAAAATCACCGCGCAGGATCGACTTCCCACCGACCACTACGTCAGATACCAGAGACCCAGGTGCTCCCATCAAATCTTTCAAGGTGGTGGGGACATCAAAGATTGAAATATCCAAAGATCCCTTCAACGATACACCATGACCACCCAAACCAAAAGCACCCAACCGGACGATCTGTTCCGTTGTTTCGCCCCAGTTGGCTTCCAGCCATTCATACATAGCTTCTTCCGGTTCATCCGGAGCACCCGGTAGCAATCCAAAGGCTTCGATCACAGCCTTGATTAATAAAGATGATGTTGCCCCACCAATAACAGCTGGGGCTAATGCCATATAGAGTAAAGCAGTCCTATCTTTTGTTTTAAAACCTAAATCATACATCGTCTGCAAATAGTTATGGCTGAATGTTTTAAATACATAAAACATTTGCGCCGTCCGTGCCAACGGATTGGCACCCCTGGCATAATGTGGTCGGTTTGCCTTAGAATAAACCCCATGAGCCATATCAGAAGCCTTTTTGGAATTTGCCATCCATTCTTTGTGCAACACTTTCTTTTGTTCGGCACCGGCGCTATCCCATTTTTTTTGGTTTATTTTACGTTGTCCGATATAAGACCCTGCTATAGTAGCCATACGATTTATCTGCTCAGAAACACCAAAACCCATCATTAAAACCTCAAGCATGGTATCATAACCATTGCCGACCTTAGATTTAAGTAACGATAAGGCTTCTTTGTTGTACTGGGCAGCATGCCACCCGCTATCCTCGATTTCTTCAAACAGATCATTCATCCATCCTGGGATGTTTGGATCTCTATCAGATCTTCCTGCACGATAGTATTCCAGGTATCCCTTCATGGCATCAACTAAAAATCCAGGGGTCTTTCGCATAGGGATGTTGGCAAAAGCTCGCATTGTTGCTGGTACAGCCATACCAAGGTTGGTAAGGTTGACCGCTACAGCTGCTGGCCGACCGGCCAGAAATTTCAACACAGCCAGGCCCTTGACCGTACCAATTATTCTGTCCACAGCTTCGTCGTTTCGACCCATATCTTCCATATAGGTTAAAGCATCGTGAAAAATGTTTCGCTGTTTAACAGGATCAATACGCCGATTTTTAACAAATTCCAGATAATCCTTATAGGTGGTATCCAGACCCGCCTTGGTATGTTCGGCTTGATATTCCTGCCATGAAATATCGGTACCGGTCATGTGTCGCAGCATGTCCAGCATCATTTTCTTTTTAGCTTCACCGGCAGCTACGCCCCTCACATATTTAGCCATGCGTTGTACTGAATCTTCTTCATAACCCTTCCACACCCCAACACCGACAGCATCATTTCGCATAATCATATGCGTTCTAACACCACGACCCTTAAAGAGATTAGCCACACCTTCAGCCAGCTGCTTACCCATCTCCAACTGTGCCTTTTCCAGCTCTGCCATAACGTCGGCGGCTACGCCCTTCTTCATCTCACCAGAGACCTGCTCCAGCGCCTTGTTCATTATCTCCTGAAACGCCACGACCTGTCCGGCTATTTTAAAAATATCTTCCGGCATCTTATTAATCTTCTCAATATCAACAATATAATTATCATACTTTTTCCTGCTGGCTTCTTCAGCAGCGAAAAGCTCTGACTCAAAATGCTTAAGGATTGGATGGAGTTTGTTCTCATAACCCTTCTTGGGTTTTGCATACATGCTGAAACGTCCGGGCTTGCGGATTCGTGGCATAAAGTATCCACGCATATTACCCATTTTAGCCAGTGCTACCTTCAGGTCTACTTCCACCCGTGCGCCATCTACCCAGGTGGCAACACTGGGAAGACTCATTCCCTTAGCAGCGTATCGTTTAGTTAGATCGTTGATCGCTCCACGCAAAATGTTAAAAACATTATGAGACATTTCTCTGGTGCCCTGGACCCAATCCTGAGCCAATTCAGAGTATCCCAGCTCGGCCAATTTGGCTACTTCCAGCCGTGTCGCTTCAGCCCAACCATCATCATAACTATTGGCAGTACCAACAACCTTTCCGTCCGGATCTTTTATCTCGAAGGTCTTGCCCACTGATTCCTCGATGCCCTCTTTCATCTTTACCGTATAGCCATATTTATTCATATCGTTGTCGTCCAGGTACTTATTGATGGCTCGATATTCTTTTTTGTTTGTTTTTTTCAGCTTTTTCCCGATTTGTAGCCTGGATTTTTTGTTAGAATCTTTTTCTATAAAGTTCAGCCCTTTGAAATAATTGTCTGAACGATTAGTTCCGTCCTCAACCATGGCTCCGGCAGCTGGCACCTTACCGAAATAATGAATAGGCGTAAACAACAGGCGTTCCCATGCGGTAGTATCTTCAAGTTCGCCAATTCCTATCTCTCTCTTTTTAAGCATCCACCGACCGATCTTGCCCCAACTCGTCATGGCATAATCACGCAGGGATCTACTCACATTTTCAGCAGCTGCGCTGTTGCCATGCTCTCGCATAAATTCTTCGTCCTGGGGAGTGGCTGTGGTATACTGTTCAACAGCCTCGATATCAACAGCACTTTCGTCAAAGACCGTATAGTTAAAATGCGGCGAATCTTTAATACCGGATAGAGTGCCGGACGGAAATTTGATACCATCTATACCTGCTCTTAAAAGGAACAGGGAAGCTTCTTTGTCTCCACCCAAAGCAGTAGATATTTCTTCATAAGCATTTTGCCCAACTCCAAGGTTTGTATAATCATAACTATCTAAATCTTTATCGAACCAATGTTTTAATCTACCAAATGTTTTCATTCTATATTGAGCTATATCCTTTTTTTCAGATTGATTTATAATTTTTCCCAAGATCTCTTTCGACAAAGCTTTGTCCCAATCCAACCAATCATATTCGCTGGGATCCTTACCCTTATGTAGGGTAACTTTATAAACCGCCTTGGTTTTTGGCCGCTTCATTGTCAGCTGACTGATAGAATCGGGACGGATAGCCCTTAGATAATCAATAGAATCCTGCCCGTCCTGACGATCCTTGCCCTCAGCGCTCTGACGGTCGAGTTCGTAGCCTGCAATAAGATTATCAACAACATCCTGGATGGCTGCTACCACACCCGCCTCGCCGGTATTATGGTAGGCTGCGTGCATAGCATAGTCTTCAATCATCAAATCTTCAACCAGCGTAGCTTTGGTAATAGCCAGTGTGTTTGCGTGACTGTCATCACGCGCCTTCTTCATCATTTCCGTTTTAAACATAGTCGGGCTGTAACTGGTTGGTTGACGACTTTCCCAAATTGCAACCGTTCCGCCAGCTGCTTTCCAGGAAAGGTCTACTCTTTTCGTCAGTAAAATACAGACCCCACCCAAAGGCTTGTGCCCCTTCTCCAGATCCAATAAACCTGGTGCGAAAACGCTTAAAGAAAGAAGGGGATCCATGATAAGCAGTTGTCTGATATTGCGGAGCCAAAAACTTTCGGGCAAACGGTTTCTGTTTCGGACCCTGATAAATCTTGCCGGTCTCAATATCCCTGACAATGCTCTGGGGAGTAAGCTTAAATATACCCACGAACCCATTAATCAGGTCTTTGATCTTTTGTATGATCTTCTCAATAATCCCTGTCTGTTTAGCTCGATTATTAATGGACCAGGAAATATAATTTGCCCTGTCTTCAGCGCCGCCCACATCTTTAATGTTTCTTGATTCCCACATGTTGTTGGCATGTAGTTCCTGGATGTGATCTCGCAGGATGTCTGATTCTTTAGATGTAATAAAGCCTACATCTTCCAGCCAGTGGTACGACTCGTGAGCTAAAACCCAGTTGTCAGCCAGATCTTTATGTAATTCAATCTTGCCGTCAGCATATTTTCCTATGGCGGTTTCACCTTTTACAGGAACCCGACCCATGTTCACATAAAAGTTGGCGTTATTAACATCCACCGAATCTACCGACTTGATTATTAGCTGCTGTCCATTAGGCGTGGTTACAGCTACAGATCCGTCAGCTTTTTTAATCACGTTAGTGCCCTTAAATAAGCGCTTGATATCGTCCAAGGTGACACCCTGGTCACGCATATAGCGCTTAGCGTAGGCTTCTTTAGCTTGACGTGTGGCCATATATTGCTCAATCGGTCCGGAAATCCGTACCGGCATTTCATTATAAAATACCTGACGGATGATTGATTCATTTTTAATCGGTGCCGTTTGGTCTCGATACTGGTCAGCCAACTTGCTCATACCGTTCTTCTCGCCGGCAAAAGCAGCCATAAAATCACTGGCGGTTGCTAAAGTAGTCTCGGTTTCCATGAGCATCATCTGAAGATCAGTATCTGACTCTGCGGCTGCCTGCTTAGATAGGTTGCTGAGCTTATCAGAGGCCGACTTTAAGGCTTTCTTGATAGAGGGGTACTCTATACCCAGAATCCCGAGTTGCGTCCCAAGATCGCGTTGTCTTGTAATGTCAAACCCGGTTTGTCGAAGGGCTTTAATCATCTGGGGAGAGTCTATTTTACTAACCAGATCAGCAACATCCACAGTAGAAACACCCTTCTTGCCAACCTGACCATAATACACGCCATCAATCTTAACCAATGCGGCACGCTCAACTTCAGGCAAGCCTTCCGGATTTTGTGTTTTATAAAGTAAGAAATCCTGGCGCAATCTATCTTTAATCATTCGGTCGAAGCGCCGTTTATCCAGCTTGGGATCCGCCTGCTTCAAAGCATCAAACAGTTCACCGGTAGAAACCAGACCACCACGCTCAAAATTTGGATTAAGAGACACTGCAACTTCCGGAAGTTTTACCGTCAGTGCATCACCCCAGGCTTTATGGTACAAGTCCTGAGTTTCAATCCATGTTTCGGCAACATCTTTAGGTATCTCTTTTTTGGTATCTTCATGAAACTGGATGTAGCCCTTAATGGTATGGTAACGATCTTGGATATATTTGCGCCACACCCTATCGGCGACTTCCAGCTTTTTGCCTACCGGATTAACACCAAGGAAACTGGCAAAGAGCTGAAGGTCTGCCAGCTTATATTTATTATCCATTTCCAGTACGGGCCGATCTGTAGAGGCAAAACTGTCCAAACTATCTGCCACATTCAGATTGTTTATCACCCGTTCAAGCAACTCAGCCTTTGTGCCGGTTTCACTTGTTGAAACCAGTCTGGCCATACCGCGCAGCTCGTTAACGGTAAACTGTTCCGGTTTCATTGTAGAAATGTCCAGATCACCCGAAAGCACTTTGTATGGTGTAGATCCTTTGGGGATACCCCAGTATTGATATTCAATACCATTAGTGAGTATCCGGAGTGCATCCGTGTGGGCTTCTCTGGTTACTGCTGCTTCGGCCCCTGTAAAATCTGCACGGTCAAATGCGCCGTCTCTTTTGCCAGCTTCGATAATCTCTTGTGGAGTGGGGAGTTGATCGCTGCCCCTGCCTCCCTCACGTTCTGCCGGACTAACTCGTCCAGGGCTGCGTCCAACCACTCGTTGGTTGAATAACCTAAGCTGCCTTGGGAGTCCTTTAGCGCGGCTGGGGTAATAGAGTTTGATGTCATTAGGTGTATCTCCTGTAGGTTC